ATTCTTCCGATATCATTCAGGCTTTCCGAATGGTAGCATTTATTTTCGATCGTCAGGTGTCCATCTGTAAAATAATGCCTCTCAACCCTCGTGTAATAGTCATTCTCTCCGATCGTCTTAACCGAAAGAAATGCAATGTCATTTGGCTTACCATCATCATCAAAACAAATCGGGATCATTTTATCAGCAGTAATATACTCTGCTTTTCCATTTCCGATCGGTCGGAGTACCAATGCCCCTAATGCCAACCCTGACTGCAGCTTTTTATTTAAATCTTTCAGGCTTCTCGACAGAATTTCATTGACTTTATCATTGTTCAGTATTTGTGCATCCAGTTCTACCAAAACCGCATCCGCGAACTCCCGGCAGATTCCCTCTTCAAGCTTTAAAGATTCTACCGAATCATCGCACCACTCTGCCAATCCGTTCAGCATACTTTTCCATTCGTTGATGGCATCAATCATATTCTGTGACAGTGCCACATCTCTGCCTATCACATTTTTCAAAGTCGTATGACTAAACATATCCATTACCCTCCGCCACAATCTTTTAAGTCCGTCAAACATCCTCTGCCTCCTGTATCAGCTCCCGCATATCCCGTTCAATCGTATATTCGAATGCATCCAAACTGTCAATATCTGTACTTCCATCATCCAGGCGTTCATCCTTCCCTTTTGCTTCTTTGTTCCATACGGCATCAGAAAACGCTGTTTCGAGCGATTTACAATTTTTTGTCAGCCAAAAACGCCCCGCCCCCATGAGCTTAACAGTACATCTGATCCGGTCAATGATTGTAACTTTTTTCGCTTTTCTTACAATGATCCAGGGGAATCTTTTCTCCACTGCATTTCGGATAGAATTTCCGAGAACCGTCTCAGCATTGTCATAATACACTGATTCGACATTGCAGTATTCTACATAATCCCCATGCTTGACAATCACACCATATTGATCAATAACCGCTTGGACAAAGTCACAGAAAAACCGATCAAGCATATTACTGTCGATATCTTCATTTTCATCTTTTGCCATGATCCGCTTGGACATCAATCCGATCACGTCTTTGTAATCATCTGTATATCCTCTTGCCACAAAAGAATGACCGGACTGATTTCCCCCGAAATCAAGTCCGATCTCTATTGACACAATATCTCTTTTCCTGAACTGCTTCTGCTCCATTTCATCCGTCAGTTCCTCAACAACTTCACAATGGAAAGATTCGGGATCATCAGCGAAACGTTTATAGATTGCTCCCTCTGCCCGTTTCCACAATCCAAGAATTAAGCGATCATAATAAATAGTTCCCTCATACTCCTTGCAGAGCTGTTCCACAAACTCTGCAGGAAGATACGGATTGTCAAAAATCGTATAGTGCTGTTCGTATATATCTAATTCAGGATTATCAAGAAACTCTTTCAGCCAGTGTGTTGGATGTTCCGGGTTGCATGATCCATCAAAACATGAATAAGATTTGTCAAGCCTGGATTTCAGCATCTGAAAAACTTCCTTGTTCCATTTGGCGATCTCGTCTCCATAGCAATACTTGATAGAAGCACCCTGAATTTTTGCTACCTGACTTACTTTTTCAGCACCCAGGCAGTACACTTCTTCGCCACATATCCTTGCTACGTTTTGGCTGTTAATCTGACCGATCAACTTATCTGTATAAATTTCTCGCATTGGTTGCAGCACATTTCGTTCGATAGAACTCTTCGACACCCCCAGGATGACATTGAGTCCTGCCTTGCCTGCTCTTTCACGGATACGGAAAGGAATCACAAACGCTGTATCTACATAAGATTTCCCGGAACGTACCGCCCCTGATTTAATATTCCATCTGTGGGTTGCATTTACAATGTACTCATTCTGCTTCCTGCTTAACTGCACTGTCCCGCACCTCTTTTAATATCTGATCTAGGCGATCAAGAGCCTCATCAGTCTCATTCTCGCCCGTAATAGAGCCTTTTCTAGCTTTGTTCAGTTCAATTTTTGATTTCTGTTCTTCAAGATCTTCCTCTGACCTTTCGGTCTGTCCGACCACTTTCATGATAGCCTGATAGGCTTTCACATCTCCCATCATGGCTTGCTGGATCATCGCCATCGTGATCACATCCTCATAAGTGGTATCCTCTCCACTGTCGGCACGGATCACATCCGACAATCCCTCAACGTTGACCTGCATGGTCAGCAGCCTGTTCATAGTGTCACGGAGAGCCGCTTTCCTACGTCTCGCTTCACCTGACTTTTTCCCGCCTTTTCTTCCCAGTTCTCTCGCTTCCCTCTCGCTTCGCACTGGCTTTAAGTTGTATTCATTCGCCACTTCACCACCTTCAATTCTGACTTATTTTTAATGGACCATGCAGGACTCGAACCTGCGACATACCGGTTATGAGCCGGTTACTCTAACCTGCTGAACTAATGGTCCTAATTTTGGTATTAGAAAAGCACCCCGGAGGGTGCCTGTTAATCAATCTATAATTGCTTATATAAATAAATAGTACTTGCTATAAGAATAATATTTATAATTAATACATATGGGAATCTAAATATGCTCCTAATCCCCCAATTTTTTACTACATACCATTTCTCTGCTTTCCAATTTTTTCTTCCCACTTTTTTCAATGCTTTTTGATAATCCCTGTAGCATTTACTTGTTGCTGTTCCATTACAC